TCGCCAGTGTGATGTGGGCCGGGAACGTCAGTTGGAAGCAGGTCGCAAGAGATAGCATCGTGACCTAAGGCGCGAAAGGCATCCCTGACGGTCCCTGAGTATTCGCAAGCGACAAGAACCCTCAAAGGGGTGACAGATGTGTGTTTTTGTGTGTTCATGTTGGAAAGTTTGCCCTGCTGAGATTCTCCGGGCCAGAGGATTTGTTACCGTCTCAGCTCGTGTTGAGGCTAGGTGCGACTCCTAAAGAATCGAGTGTTGTAGCTATTTCCTGGCTTTGCTTCGCGGACTTCGACGCCTTCCATCAGACTGTTCGCATGGTATGTCTCGACGTTCTGCCGGGATAACCATCGACCTTCTGGGTTACTATGACGAGCAACGAGATACTTCTGGTCTTCTGGGTTCCAGCCGAGGATTGTGTTCCCGTAGTATTCAGTCCCTATTTCTAGGGGGATGTCGTCGAATATACTCATCAGAATGGAATTGCGTCAGAGTCATCGTTCTCGACTGCCGTCCCAGCGTCAACCTTCCAGCCATTCAGGGAAACGTAGTATTTCCCATTGTATTCGCTGCCTCGGAAGTTCACACCGACCGTCACCTCCTGACCTTCTGTCAGATTTGAGATCAGATCGATTTTCTCCCTCCCAAAGTCGATGGCGATCTTCTGTGGGTATTTCCCTCCAGTATCGACGACTAGGGTTTGCTTCTTGTAGCCGGAAGCGAACTCTTGGATCTCAAGGAGCTTCTCGACTGTGCCTTTAACTTCAATTCTATCACTCATGTTTTTATTGGTTGTTGAGCGTGTAGGATGCGCTCCCCCCATTGTTTCACAGATAAGCGGGTTTCTCGATGATCGTGATGCCTTCATGCTGGCGCGACCACAATCCGGTAGCGCAGCTTGCTTGCCACTTGGCAATGGCATTCATGTAGCCAGCGCGACCAGCCTCGATCAGGGCAGGTGATACCTCGACCCATGCCGACTCGTGCGGGGCCGTCACTTCGATGAAGCAGATTACGAATCGGGTGCGTTGTTCGCCACTGGCAGCGTTCCACAGATCGAGGTAGAGGGCTGCCTGCCAATGGTAACCCCTGGAGATGATCGTGTTGGTTATTTCCCGCAAGCTGCCGATTCGCGCCGTGGTTTTGAGATCGACGAGAAGGTCCAGACCGTCAGGAACGATGTCGATCATGCCCTTGACAGGGGTTGCCCCGATTGTGGCGAATACTGCCACCTCAGTCCTAGTCCCCCCGGCAAACCGCTGGGAATAGTCTTCAGCGAAGACCTGCTCGCATCCAGACGCTGCACGAATGTCGTCGTCGGTAGCGATCATGCGCCCCATATCCTTCTGGTCAGCCTTCCACTCCTGCGCTGCCTTCGTCCTGAAGTCTGGGAAGGGGGAAACTGCCGCCACTTGTTCCAGTGGAATAAGCGGCTCCAGAATCGCGCTGTGGATGAGCGTCCCCAGATCCATCGCCCGGGTGACCTCCCTGCCAGATGAATGCCTCCACTTGTAGGGGGAATCGTTGAAATCCCAAAGCAGGGACTTCGACACTGGGCCGGATAGGTTTTGAGGCGATGCGGACCGCATATAGTATGCGCGTCCCAAATTGTATTCGATTGTTGCGTTTTTCATGTTCAAACGGTTGTTTGGTTTTTCAATACGTTGTTTGCCTTTGCGATGAATGCCTTGTCGATTGATGCCACCTTGTCAGTGGTGAGGCTGGTGATCGACTTCACACCGTAGTGGAGCATGAAAGCACCTTCATCAATGCCAAGTTCCGCAATGTTGTCCTTGATCCGGGCCGCTTCAGCAGCGGAAATCAGGGGGTGACTGGCAGGTTTGCTGTGGGAGGCAGTTTGACCGTCGTCATCCGCCTGGGCCACTCCGCAGACCGCAGCGAGGCTATAGCGGCGAAGGTAGGTGGTGGCTGCCCCGATTCCCTGTCCATCCTGCTTGGCAGGGACGCAAGACATGGTCCCGGTAATATAGCCACCGCTGGAGTGGGCTAGCGTCGTCGTCACATGGCAGGTGCTGCCATCGAAGGAAGGACTCTGAATGACCGACAGTCCATTGGCTGCAAGGACGGGGCGAACGGTGTTAAGGACCTCCGCTAGGTCTGCGTATTTACTTTTGAAGTGGGGATTCAAGCTCCCCTTCGTCGCGTTCTCTACTTCCCCCTGCATTTTTGCAAGGGCTGTGAATAATTCTGGTGTGCTGTGTTCTAGGTTCATTTTCGTTTTCGGTTTGTGTGAATGCGCGGGGGATTGAACCCCGCACGGGATTGGTTTACTGTTCGGAGGATTCTTTGGCGAGGACAATCTCACGGTATTTCTCAAGAATCTTCGTGACTCGTTCCTTGGTAGCTGGGCAGTATTGGAGCTTCTCATGGACCGTCCTGCGAGCATAGACGCTGGAAGTATGGTGGTGCCGCCCCACAAGCTCGCATGATTTTTGCAGGCTGTGGGATTCGCACCACAACGCCATGACGACCTGGCGAGCAAAGGCCACCGCAGAGGTCTTTTCTCTTCCACTGATTTCCTCAGGGGTCGTCCCCATGACCTCCGCAGCGGCCTGGATAAGTGCTTGCGAGTCGTCGATTACCATGGTCCTGCCTCCGTCTCGTCGATCTTCGATTCGATGGCGCTAGCTTCAGCGAGTAAAGCCGCCGCAAACCTCCGCTTCTCCATTGCGAGGTCCGGCATGCATCTGCGTTGGATGCGCTCCAAGCACGCCTCAATCGTCTTGTGTTCGCCAGATTGAATCCCGTCACCGCAATATATGGAAAACAGCGCGTGTTTCCCCTCTGTTGCCCGTAGGGCCGGGAGGCTGATTTGAATATGTCCATAGTCATGGACCTCGTGGACCTTGGCTATTTGTTCGCGTAGCCATTGGCTGACTTCGGCGGATGTAATGGTTGTCATTGTTTTCTGTGTTTTGTTTTGTATTTTCTAGCTCAAAAGAATGTGTTCAAGGGTCAATCCAAGGTGCTGGTGATGTGAATGCCGTGGTGCCAACCTTCGACCGTTACAGCAGCACCTAGTTTTGCGCGGAGCAAAGAGGCAAGGTTCTCTTGGTAAATTCTCGGGGGGGCTTCTTTCAGTGTTCGCAGGATTTCCTCAACCATTATCGTGGTCTGTGATCGGATCGTTATTTCGTAAGCGTCTACAAGGTCACCGTTAGGGCATGATGCGCGGTGCGTCAGTTGGTAAGTGTTCATAAAGCAAGTCGTGGGTGGTTGTGATCGCAAGAGAGGTAGCTAGTAAGTTCTTGAAGTCGGGTCGGATCACGAAACCATCCGGTGCCGTCGCACGATTCCGCCCCAGAGTTTTCTGCCATCAGAAGTAAGCGAAGCGAATTGACTCGTCCCACATGCACGCGAGGGAATTGGCTCGTCCATTCTGGCAGGCTGCGCCATTTCCAACTTGTAGAGCCGCCCACAAAAACCACTTCTGCCTCGCTGGGGACATCTGCGGGCGTCATACCATTCTGAACCGCCATCGCCATTCTCACGCCGAATGCCTGCATTGCTGGCGCGTGAATGTCCCAAAGTCGAAGGGTTTCGTCGCGGTTTCCTATAGAGTCAGGGACGACCACCCAAAGCGGATTCCATGCTGAAAAGCGGTCGAGAAATTTATAAAGTGGCTCTTCTGACCACTCTTTTCCAGTCGAGAATGCACCGAAAACTCCGTTGTCTAGCGCCCAAGGGATGCTGTGGATGGGTTCGGCTAGCCGATCCACCGAGTGGAGGTGCGCCAGCCTTCCTGGGTGTTGTCCGAATAAAAATCCGGCGTTGAATCCCGCGCAATTCGATGGCATGACGATCATTAGTTCAGGAGTAATATTGCGGCAATCATAGGAACCCATAGGGCCACCGAAAGGGCCAACCAGATCCCGACCTTGCATCGGGGCGATGGGGCTGACCAGTCGTCGAGGCGGGAGTGGAGTCGCTCATGGCGAGCGTATTCAAGCGCAGCGTGGGCGCGTGTTTGCGGGGTCATGGTGGTGGTTTGGTAGGGTTGCCGGGGTGGAACCGGCTGGGTAGTTAGAAGCAGGCAAACGGGAGTTCGCTACCCGTGTCACCGTCGGAAAAGACGAGGTCGAGGAGTCCCTCCGAAATTCCGGCGATTGTTGCGGCGATCATCGCGCCATCGTCGGAAACGAAAGTGACGGTTTGTCCGGTGGTGAATGTGACTTCTTCGTTGTGGTAGTTAGTGATTTTCATGGTCGTTGTTTTCGGTTGGTTGGTAGGTTTGCCGGTCATGGAAGAGTCAGGCGGAGGATCGTTTCAATGTCGAATGGTGCGTGGTTTCCTAAATAAATTGCCGTCGTGATGAGGGCAATCCAGACGATGGCGGCAATGATGGTTTTCATGCGTAGAGATGTTCTTGCATAGCCTGGAGATACTCGCGGAGCTCGCGCAGCTTCGCGTTCATCGCGTCCCGTTCGTCGCGTGCTTTCGTCCATGCACCGTCAACAACATAATAGTCTCGGGCGTTGAATTCGATCCGACTCCAAGCATCGATGAAGTTTTCTAGTTCAAGGGCTGCATTGGAATAGCCCTCTTGGAGGTCCTTTCTGGAAGTTCCGTTCATATGAACGGTCGGGAGTGTGATGTTTTGCATGTGGGGCGTATTGTGGAGAGCTTGTGGACAACGTAAAGAACAATCTCATTTATTTTTCAACGGGGGATTGAACCCCGTCGGGTGATTAAAATGCCCATGCATCGCATGGATCACCGTCGGGGTCGATGGCTGGGACTTGGTTTCCGCCACACCTTTTAGCGTAGCGGTCGAAAATTCTTTGCCTGCGGTCGTCACAGGCAAAGATCATGACACTGCGAGCGCCGGAGGAAATGACCGCTGATTTTGCGGCGGTCATGACATTATAAAAACCAGCGCCCGTCATAACGTCATAGTCATCGAACGTATCACCCGTAAAAATATGGCACTCTGCACAATCACCTCGAAGGGTGATCGAAAGCAGTGTATTTCCTGGGAGTGGGTGGGTGGTTTTCATTAATGGTCGTCGTCGGGGTGATTAGTCGCAATTATTGAATGCGAGAAAAGCAGAATAGCTCCCGTCATGCTCGGGGCAATACGGTGGGACGGGGCCGTCGCAAGGGGAGTTGCAAGCGGGGCATGCGTCGTCGTCGTCGTCGGGACCGTCAGGGGCTGCCTGGATGAGAGCATCAAGGGCCGATTCAAGGTGGAAGAGTCTGGGGCCAGTAAGGGGTGCATGATACCCGCCGAAATTCGTTTCTTCTGACCATATTCTGCGCTCGGGACCGTCGGGAGGGGTCGCGTATAGGTAGAGAATGCGTCGTCGTGCGCTAGGGGCGATACTGCCCTTTCGGAGGGTCCAACCTTGCGCGATGGCACGCCCGGCGGCGTCCTGGCAACGGATGAAAGCAGCGCGGGCGGGAGCCGTGCGGGCGATTGGAAGGCGCAAAAGCGCCGGGGTGGTTTCTGTTGTTTTCATGGATGGTTTGTGGATATGGGGCGAAGCGTTGCCCTTCACCTAGAAATCCCTTCCCCAGTAAAGGGGAAGGGCTAGGCAATGGACGGGGGCTCGCAAGCTAGGGTATCACTTAATGCCAACGCGCTTTTTCAACTCCGCTTTGACTAGCTTTGCCGTTTCCCCGCGATAGCTTGAAGCATTGGACAGGAAATATAAAACAATGGATTTCCCATCGTCCGCATGGAAAGCGTTGCCAATCGAGTGAAGAGAACGCATGGCATCTAGGTAAGGTTTTGCCGCGTAGTTTACTTTCGGCCATGTGGCGGAAACGATACGGGCAATATCGGAAATAGTGGATTGTGATAGATCGATTGTTTCGGCGGTAGTTTGCATCGTGTGTGTGTGTGTGTGTGTGTGTGTGCGGACAAGGGACAAGGTGCCTCCTCTCGCCTAGAAAGCCCCCGCCCTTGTGAGGCGGAGGCTAGGCGATGGCCTGGGGCAGGTTAATGCACGCCAATGGCGATTGAGACGCCGCGCATACGTTCCGACCCGCATGCATGGGAGCCGTCTGGGAGGCAATCGCCGCAACGTCCCGGGCAAACAAAAACGCGTTTGCCAGCGGCGGCGCGAACGTCCCGCGAATAGTCTGCATGTCCGGCGTTTCGCTTTGATTGGTATGCCTTATTTCGCACGTGCTTTGATGCGATTGGAACGGCGAGGAATTCGCCGCGAGTAACCGGCAGGCGGCCCATGATAGCGGCCATGTTCGTCCCCTCATGGCGGGAACCGCCGGAGAGATTGAGGATATAGTTCTTTGGCCATTCGTAGCCATCTAAATGGAGAGCGATGAATTCCACCCATGACTTTGAGTAGCCATAGACGGCCACATCTGGACGCGTGCCGACCAGATTCATCCACCAACGCAACGATGCCTTGCTGTGATAGTCGCCATCCACATAGAGGCGCAGAGTGGGGGATTTGAGAGCCGCAAACTCTGCGGCGATGAAGGCGCGGCCCGCCTCATGGCGGAGGAGCATGCTGTTAGCCGTTTGCCTGCCCCATGCGTTGGCATAACGCCACGCTGTCAGGCTATAGCACCACTTCCCGCATGCACCGTAGCCTGCACAATCCACAAGCGGAAGGCTGGAAAACGCGGCAAAGGGAAGTTTGACGTTCCCGGCGCGGGCAAATACGGCGAACGGCGAGCGGACGATTGGCCCACCACTTGCCAATTGATTGGCAAGATCGACAAGCTTGCTAACGGCATTTTCCCACGTGCCGTTAACGGCGGCGCGGGCCGGATTCTCCGCCAGAAAGGCGAGAGCGGGGGACGTATCGCCAGCGACAAGCGCGGCGGCGATGGACATAGCACGCGTTTGTGGCATACGTGATGTGGATGTGTTCATGCGTGTGCGTGTGGATTGTGGATTGTGGATTGTGGATTGGCGGGAACTCCCGCCGGGGAAAGAATGATCTATCATACCCCACATTGCAAGAACCAATTGCAACAAATCGAGTCTTTTCTTCTCTCCTTAGGTACATATAGGAAAGCCGGCACGGTTTCCGTTGAATAGTCCGGCTCCCTGGCGTAAAATGCCGGGGGAAATGCATTGGATTGGATGCATTGCCTTGGAGCCATCAGAACCATTGGAGCCGTTGTGAATCCATTCCCTTGCACTAAATTATTCCCGTAATAGTACACTCGGATACTTGTATCCGCGCCACTAAGGGCGCTATTCCATACATGTCCACGCCTCGCGCTCCTGAAGTCGCCGACGCTATCGTCTAAATCAATTCTACCCATGCGATCCAGGGCACGTCAAGACATTTCTCACCCCTTGCAAGAAAGCCAAGGCAACGCCAGGGGATGGCCGGCGGTCCAACGCCAGGGGATGGCCGGCGCTGGCCGGCGATGAAACAAGTAGGGAATTGAAACGTACGCTTGAAACGTACGCTTAAAACGCAAGTAATTTGCAATAGCAGGTAAGGCGCCAGGGGGGGAGGGGGGTAAGGAGCGACCGGCGCGGAAACATCTAAGCGATCAACCCCCCAAAGGAAAAATGCGCTAAAGGGGACTTGACAAGATCATTTGATTTGGTAAGTGTTGGGCATGAGCAGTCCAATGAGCTACGATTTGCAGGGTCAGGGTGGAGGTCGCGTTGTGACATCAGCGACTGGAGCGGTGACGGGTAATTTCCGATGGTTGCAGACTGTGACGGACACGGTATTTTCGGCATTGGCGTCATCGAACGTTACGAATGCCAGTGCGTTGCAGACGATCACGATCTTTGGTGGTGTGGGGTTTGGCGGTAACTTTACGTCGTTCACGGTGTCGAGTGGCGTTGTGATTGCGTATTCTGCCTAATGAGTCAATTTGCACAGAGTGGTGCGTTGAATGACGGGCAATCCTCTGATGGGGATGGTGGGTTTACTGGTGTGAACCAGAGGTTACAACTGAACCAGTTACAACCTGGTGAGGTGAGAGAGTCCTTGAATGGGAGGATGGAAGGACACTGGAAGCCACGAAAGGGTGTTGTGGCTAGGACGAGTTCATTGACCAGCGGTGGTAGTCCATTGCAGTTGCCGTTCTTCCTGATTGATGTGGCAAAAAACATCACTGCGGCTAGCGTAACTGCATCTGTTGTGACGATTACAATTGCCACTCACGGACTTACAGGCACGGCATTAGCAAGGATTACTGGGCTGGTTGGTGATGCCGTGATGGATGGGGATTTTACTCTGACTGTGGCGACTGCAAACACTTTGACGTATTCGGTGCCTGGTTTGACTTCGATTAGCGACCAGATTGGCACACTGTCAACCACTCCAATCAATGATGCTGCCAACGTGAATGTCAGGGCATCTTGCTTATTCAGCGATCCAAACTCTGCCAATGCTGAGAGCGTTGTGCTGGCGTTGGATTCAAAGGCGATCTTGGTTGATCTGAATGGCTACACTACGCAGGACATCGCGTATCCGATTGGCAAGGTGCTTACTGAGGACACTGACATGATCCAAGCCTTTGATCGCATCTGCTTGTTTCGTGGGGGACTGCAAGGCTTTCAGTGGTTCCCGAATGGGCGGAATATTGAGAGTGCCAGTCAGGCTGGAACATTTACTGTGACCATGAGAGTTCGTGATCACGGACTGACAGCATTGGACACAATCGTTGTGAGCGGCTTGACTGGAGGAACACCAGCTAATGGGACGTTTGTAGTTTTGTCAGTGACCGACAAGGATGTTTTTACCTACACGTTTACAACTTCACAGACACAGACGTTCGTAGTCACAAGCGCAGTGCTAAAAGCTGACTTCACATTAGTTCCTGCTGGAGACTACGTTCAACCACAGGTGTTCACAGTGACTGGAGGCAATGTAGACGTAGTATCCGGTGTGTTGAGTTTGGTTGTATCAGGCAACACAACACTTGCTACTGGAGACACGGTTACTGTCTATGAAACAACAGAACCTACGTTCAGCGGTATTTCTGGCAAGTCGTTTGAGGTAAAAAATGCCACAACCACATTGATTGAGTTTATTGCGCCAGTAGGTAACTTGACTACTATTGGCGGAAACAACATCCAAGTAGGAGGACCATTTAGCGTTGGAGCAGGATTCATTCATCAACCTGCCCCACCGTGGGGGACTTACTTCCAACGTCGATTGTGGGTCCCGTTTTACTATGATCCAGCCGGAACCTTTAGCTCTCCAACCTACACAGACAGGAACATCACAGATGAAATTGCAGCTTCTGACATTCTAGACAATCACACCTACGATCAGATTGCCAGTCAATTCAGAATCACTGGTGGAACGGCTGACTACTTGGTTGCGCTGCAAGGATTCTATGATGACAAGCTAGTTGTGCTGAATCGGAACAGCCTGCATTTGATCAGTGGGACTACTGGCAGCTTGAGCGACACCAAGGTGACGGCTTTGACCACTGAGGTTGGGTGCTTGGCTAGGAAAAGCGTAGTAATGAAGGGAAACGCCATGTTTTTCTTGTCGGACGAAGGCGTTTATGCGGTTGAGTTCTTAAATGACTACAACCTGCGTGGTGCTGATGAGCCAATTTCCAAGAATATTCAGCCATACATTGACCGGATCAACAAGAATCTGGCAATTTACTCCGTTGGAGTGTTATTCAACAACAGGTATTACCTTGCTGTGCCGCTGGACAGTGGTGCTGGTTTGAATGATGCCAATGGGAACAACACAATCTTGATTTTTAACTTTCTCAACAGGGGATGGGAGTCAATCGACACCTTTGAAGCTAGTGATTTTTTCATTACCAACCTAATTGTTGGCGGTGCAGCAGAAAGGAACAGTATTTACGCCATGACATCTCTAGGTGGACTGCACGAGTTGGAAGCGACAGAGACATCCAACGATGTGATCCTCTCAGCCGACAACACTCTCTCAACAAAGGCTGTGACGAGCTTCTTCATCAATTCTTCCCTGACTACCAGGGGCTACGCATTGGGTAATCTTGATCGCAAGCGGTTCACCGATGGACAAGTCACCATGCAATGCGTTGATGGTGGCCTTGGCGCGTATGACATCTCATTTGCCGCAGAAGATCCAGACAACAATCAAAGCATTGGATCGACAACCACTTTTCTTGACGGTGTGGTCCTTGGATCAGGAGCCGTAAACGAAGATGAGACAGGAAACATACGGTTCCGCCTTGGTGGAATCAGAGGGTATGTAGGAAGCCTTACCTTGACACGAACCATTGGGTCACCTAAGGTCACATCAATCAAGGTCACTGGTTCAGTGACAAACAGACAAATTATTTCCCAGACATAATATGGCAGGAGTCGTAGAAACCACCCACACCTTTGCTACCAACGAGGTAATCACCAGCACGTTGATGAATAACATCATTGATGAGACGCTGTTTACTGCTGATGCACTTACTGGAACAACCCTGGCGTTGACCTCTGGTAAACTCAAGGTAGCAACAACCGGGATTACGTCGAACGAGATAGCGGCTAACGCTATTACGACTACGGCAATCTTGGATGCAAATGTCACTCCTGCTAAACTGTCTAATTCTGATTTCGGAGCTTTTACTGTTGCAAGCGGAGTAGCCACACTTGACAACAATGTTGTAACAACTGCAAAGATTGCTAGTGCAAACGTTACTACTGGAAAAATTGCAGATGCAAATATTACTGCTGCCAAACTAGATGGAGCGCAAACAGGTTCCGCCCCAATATTTGGTGTCAGGGCATGGGTGGTTTTTGATATGACCAAAAATGCAGCGGGGGCCGTAGATTCCGGCAACACAACCAGATTCATCCCTGCGGGCGGCTCGGGCAATGTCACAAGCGTCACTAAGACGGCCACTGGAGCATTTACCGTGGCATTTACAACCTCCCTTCCATCCGCCAATTACGCTTACTCGGGAAGCGGAGAGAACGATAGCACCCCAGGCGACGTTATTATTGGTCGCGCTCTTGGCGGGTCAAAAACGACATCGACTATCGAGCTAAAATCCGTAGATGCGGGCGGGAGTGCCGTGAACTTTCCCGAAGTCTCCTTGATGTTCATTGGATAAACCACAGACTCATGGATAACCAACTGGAAGTGACTGAAAAAGCAATTGAGAGCAAAGAACTTTTTGCTCCTAAGGTTCCAACGCCTGAAGAAATTGCTGGTGCTTCTGATGTTGAACGGCTTGAATATCAACTTGCTCAGATGCCAGATGGATATTTTCCCACTCAGCATCTATTCCTTCCCGGCATGTATGTACGAAAGATATTCATGCCTGCTGGTTCATTGCTTACAAGCATGCAGCACAAAACAACGCATCCTTTTGTAATTGCTGCTGGAAGATTGCGAGTAATGGATCAGGTTGGAGCAGTGGAATACGAAGCTCCATTTGTTGGAGTTACTGAAGCTGGGACAAAAAGAGTTCTTTATATTCACGAAGACACAACTTGGCTTACGTTTCACGCTAACCCAGAAAACATAAGCGATCCAGACGAAATGGTTGAATATTTAACGTATCCAAATGAAAACCCTCTTTTCGACAAGAATGACGAAAGAGCCAATTCGTGGAAGAAAGATAGATACGAGCAAGAAAGAATCGAAATAATGAAAACTTATACAGAAAACGCAATTAACGACTTTGGAGGTAAGTTGAGCTAATGGCTTGGGTTGCAGTAGGATCAGCGGCAATTACAGCAGGAGCTGGTATGTATTCTGCCAGCAAAGCAGGTGAAGCCGGAAAGGTGCAACCCGCTATTGATATCTTTGAGAAAAACAAAGAGGGAACAAATCTTGCGGGTCGCCAAGCAACTGGGTTGATTGATTACTATGATCAAAACACTCAACAGTTTTTAGATCTAAGCAAAAGGTTTGGTCCTGAGTTCATGAGCCAGATGTTCGGTCAAACCGGACAATTTCTTGGCGGAGTAAATGGACAACCTGGATTCAACGCTCTTCAACTTTCCTCGGCACAACAAGCAGGCCAGACTCTAGGACAAGTTCGGGCTGAAGAACTTGGTCTAATAACTGGGCAGACAGGGTTGACTCGTGGACTCATGCAGTCACTCTCTCCAGAGCAAGCAGCAGTTGTCCAAGCATCAGCACAAGAAGCTCAACGAGCAAGAGCTTCAGCACAAGGCGTTACGCCAGAAGAGAAGAGGATGTATGAGCAGTCTGCCAGAGAGGCATTCCAATCATCTGGACGACTGGGTGGTAACGCCAGCATTGTATCTGAAGCGATGGGTAGAGAAAGCCTAATGCAACAGAAGCGGCAGGAGGCAGCGGCAGCAGAAGCAGATGTGTTCAAGCAAGCTGGATCATTCTACACCTCTCCTGGACTGCAAGCTCTCAGTGCAGCCCCATTGGCCTACAATGCTGGCGGAAAAGACCTTGCTCTAGGATTGCAACTTGGACCAGCATCATCTGGCGAGTTTGATTACAACATGCCAATCAACTTGGCTATGACTCAGGCTGGAGCGAAGAACCAATCAAACATGGCGCAATACTCAGCTAATGCAGCAGCATCAGCGGCAAAGGCAAAGGCTTACGGTTCACTTGGAAGTAACTTGGCTGGGCTTGGTATGGATTATTACAAATCAAACAAAAATACTGCTTCTTCAACTCCAAGAACTACTGGGACCAAAGACCCTTATTACACATTCTAAATCATGGCACTTATCGGAGGACAAATAAACCCAGCATTGTATCCACAACCTGATTACAGGAATGTGATTGAAGCTGATCGGATGCGAGCGCAGTCATTCGTTGACGTTGGTAACAGCATCAGTGGTGTAATCAAAGACTTCAGGGAATCAAGGAAAGAAGAGAAGGAAATCAATGCTGCCAACGATGCGTCTGTGAAGGCAATCGAAGCCGCTCTTACTCTCAGTGACTCCTATGATATTGCTGGAGCAAGAGATGCCCTCCAGCCATTCCTGACTGCTGCAAGCGATGCCAATCTCAGTGCTGTGCAGAAATCTGCATTGCTGGCTGAAGGGAAGGCGATGATCCCGAATGTGTTTGGACGGTTTGACAAGAATCAGGCGATGGATATTGAAAAGGCGCAACTTGCTGCAAGTGGTGGGGCAAAGAGTGTTAATCTCCAGCCAATAAAATATATTGAAAACATCAATGGGCAAGAATATGAATTTGATGGAAATTTCAATCCAGTAACAGGTGTAAGGACAAGAATGGATGGGTCAATAGTTGGACAACCCCGATCACGGAATGCAATTGATGCTGGTTTGAATCTACCTAGCACTGAGCCTGGAGTGCCACCAGTCATTGGCGATGGAGTTCTTCCACCTAGAGGAGCGATTAGCACCAGTGCAATAGATTCTGCCTTAGCTATGCCGGATGGTGTTTCAAGCCTTGCCAATGTATCTCCACTTGCTTCGGGCGCACCGACTTCTAACTTGCAACCCAAGGTTGATGGTCCACCTGCCAGTATGATGGAGATTCCTCCCGGTGCCAGACGTATTGAATCAAAGGCGAAGGAAATTAACAAGCCTGTAAATGTCACTTTGGAAAAACTTGGTGAACTTATGAATCTTGGAGTTCGACCTGAAGGCAGGTTAAATCCAGATGGGACATTTGATGTTACAGATTTCGACACTGCATCTCTGCCGACTGGCATGACTATCAAATCAGATGGCAAAGGTGGATTTGAAATGATCCAAGGGGCAGGAGTCGGTGCCGCAAAAGCAGAACAACGGAAAGCAGCAGCAGAAAACAGAATTGACAAGGCTATGGCTCTTACGGAAGATCTCAATCTGCTTGAGGCAAAATCCAAATCGATGATGCCTGGAGTTCTTGGCGCAGTAGGACGAATGGTTGGTGAAGGTGTGCCAACGACTGATGCTGCCGAGAGAAAAGAAATAATTGATCGAGTGGTTGCTACTCTTACTCTTGAAGGCATCCAGCAAATGAGAGCGAATAATCCTACTGGTGCTGCCCTTGGCGCTGTTTCGGACAAAGACATGGCAGTCTTGAGGAATTCAGCAACTGCTCTTAAAAACGCACAAAGTCCAGAGTCATTCAGACGCGAGTTAGTTAGGCTTAAGAATCTTCAACATGATCTTATTTATGGTTCTGATCGAGTTCTGAAAGCAAAATTGGATAACGGCGAAATCACGCAGTCGGAATTTGACGAAGCTGCAATAAAAGCTCCTTCACAATACATTGATGAAAAAGGAATTGTTAAAGAGAGGAAGATGACAATCCCGACTAGTGGGACGCCAATTACTCCAGATGAGCAAATGTTGATTGATAAATACAAAACCAAATAAATGGCTGAAACCCAATCATCAAGTCTTAATTTGACAGAGAAGATATCTGCAGTTGATGCAAATATTAAAAACATATTCGATGCTCGAAAAAACATTATTTCCAAACTTAGCGAAGCAGACAAGTCTGGAGATACGGCATTAGCCAGACAACTGGCTGATGAGTCAGTAACTTTAAGTCGCGCATTAGAACGCCAAGAAGCTGAATACGACTTGCTTAAGCAGGAAGAAACAAAACCACAGCTAGAAGAGGTTCGCAAACTCAGCAAAGAGCTTGAAGCTCGTCCTTCCTTCATGCCTAATTACATGGGTATGGGTGGTGGTGGATTCAATGCGCCACCTGTAATGACGGATCAACCGTCCCCTGAAGAGTTCAAGGCAAGGCAACGCGAGGTTGTTGGACAACTTTACAATGCCCCAGTTGGGCAAGGTGGGGTCGAGAGTGAGATGCTTCCTACTTCTCTCATGGCTCAAGTGGCAACGCTTCCAAACCCAGAGAGCAAATCACAACTTCTTGAGAAGACATACGGAAAAGGAAATGTGCTGCCAATCGACCTTGGTGGCAACACTGAGTTCTTGATCAAGAATGATGATGGTTCCGTGAAGACTACCTTCAATAAAGGAATCGCTGGGCTAGCCGGGATTGCTGCTGAAGCACCTGTTGTTGCAGCGGAGATTGCTTCGTTCATTGGCACACTAGGAGCAACCAAAAGCCCAACCGCAGCAGTCCTTGCTTCATCTGCCGTAGGTGGTGGTGTAGGTTCTTTGATTGATGAGGGGCTAAGGTATTCTTACGGTCTTGATTCTGACGTTGGTGGAACTGTTGCAAGGCGTGGGACGCAAGCTCTTATTGGGGCTGGCATTGGAGGCATCACTGATATCGCCATCCCAGCAATGAGGGCTACAAGGATTAAAAATCCATTTGAGAATGAATTTGCTAAAGAGCTTGAGTCAGCAGCAGAGAGATTGATGACCAGGGAGCAGAAACTGGCAGCGAAAGAAGGTAGACCTGCTGGCATTATCCAAGTTCCAGCGGGAGCTAGGCTAGCTGGCCCTCAAGGTGTTGAAATGCAATCTGATCTTGCTGGGCGATTCTCAGGAACGAATATCGCTAATTCTGCGCGAGGAACACAGGAAACAGCAGTGAGATTGCTTGATGACTTCAGGAGCGGAGTCCCAGTCACTGCCAATGACTTCAGTGATATTGCCTCCAAGCTAGGAGCGCAAAGGAATGCACTTTCTTCTGAAATTGCAGCATTGACTGGTCGTAACAAGAACATCATTGAGGCTGCAATTGATCGCCAAACAAAAGGTCCACTGAGTGATGTTGATGATCTTGGAACAATTTTGCGCTCTTCTATTAAGGATGCTGAGGATCAAGCAACAGCAACAACAACTGCGCAGTATGATGTGTTGGCTCAAGTTGCTGATGACGCTGGCTTCTCCATAAGCGCAAAAGAATTATTGGGTTACCTTCCAAGACTCAAAGGCAAAGTAAACTTTGCCGGAGCATTTGATGAATCCGCAGTAAATGGTGTAGAAGCGAGATTGAAAGCCTTAGCCTTAGATGAGAATAAGATCTCTTCAATCAGAAAGATGATAGATTCGGAAAAGAATCCCAATACTATTTATGAATTGGAGAGTCAGATCGAAGCTCTTAGAGCAAAAGATAAACTAGATTTCAGAGCTTTTGATGCTTGGATTAGGGCTTTCAATGATGCTAGGCCTGATGGTGGAGCAGTCGGAGGAACGACAAAAGATGTTTTTGGCGTTGGTATTTCAGCGGAGTTGTCACAATTAAGGAGAGATATTTATGGAAGAACTAATTCTACTGATGCAAATCAAGTTACTCGAAATCTCGGAGAAGAGTTTGCAAAAGCAACAGAATTAGTTAGGGCTAGGGGCGCTTATGAAAAGAATCTTCTTGGAGGCATCCTAAAAGAAGCTGCTGGAGAACAAAGTAAGACTCCAAGAGACATTGTCAGTGCTGTAATGAAAGAGCCTGCAACAATCAATAGGGTTGTACAGTCCCTTCGTGAACTTGGCACAGCTAATCCAGCAAAAGCAGGAGAAGCTAACAGAGTTCTTGGATTGCTTCAATTGCAATACATGAATGACATTGGTATAAAGCCAAGCCTTCGTGGTAAAGGAGCTAGAAGCATTGAGGCAGACAGGGGGATTGCTAACTCTCTTTTTGGTAGCAGCTCTGCAGCGCAACTGAGATCTCTTGAATCATTGAATCGCAATTTAAGAAGCGTTGGTGGAATTGATGAAGCCAAGCTGACAATTGATGAAGTAGCTCTAATGGGTCAAGCTCTTTCAGAAAACGAAAGAAAGTCTTTGGCAAGCACTATCACAAAAAGAATTCAGGCTGAAAAAGAAGAGGGTCAACTTGTAACCTCAGAAATTTTCAAGATGGCTCAAAAAGGAAATTTCCAAAACATCGATCCAGCCACGCTTTCCAAGTCAATACTTTCGGGCTTCTCCGTAGCTCAAACCTCTGCGGCTATGCGTGAGCTTAGTAAAATGTCAATTGAGGCAAGAAACCTCTACAAAGGGGATTTCAAACGTGAGCTTTTGGATCAGTTCAAAGGAGGAACACCAACTGCAAATGCTCCATTTCAACCGTTGTTTGATACGGAGAAATTCATGACTGCTTATGGTCCTCAGAGCAAAACAGGTAAATCAGAATTTGCCAAAAAGCTTGAGATTGTTCTTGGTCAAGACGGTGCTGACTTCTTGGTTGACCTAGCAAGAACTTATGAGTCAAACGCTATTACAAATGTAAGATCAAAGGGATACGCTCCAAAAGGAATTGTCAGCACAGGAACATCCTTTTTCTACGTTCCAATTGGGAACATGACAGACTACGCGAGAAATCGATTTATTGCTGCAATGCTTCACTCTGGATCAAATATGAAAGCATTGAGGTCGGCACTTGCAAACAATTCCCTTCCTGGAGGAGTCAACCAAGCCTACGAGAAGATGGCTAAGGAGATGTTCATGACCAGACAAGGTGTAGAGGCATTGGCTTACCAAGCGTCTGGCGATCCAGAATTTTCCGCTGAACTGACCAATATGGTGAAAGATTTCAAAGAAAAACAAGGCTTGGAGATCGAATCAGAATAGGATTTAATCCTAGGTAGCCAACGGCTATGAGCAACGAACAACTACAGAAGCTAAAAGACAACCACTACGACGATCGTTCTGACAAGAGCGAGTGGTTCCTAGAGGTGCGCGAACGAGCGAAGTCCATCCCTCGCAACAACATCGAGCATTACGCTCCTCACAAGGCAGCATTGGCTTTGTTCCTTTTATCTCAAGGAGCAAGGATAACCGAGATCTGCAAGAAGACTGGAGTAAGCCGGGAAATCGTCCGTAAATTAGAGTGGAGACACAATGACACCTTGGAGACGAAGCGAAAGGATTTCTCCATGCGCTACGCCATCGCTGCTCAGGAATACACCGATTTGTTGTTTGAGCGAGCAAATCAGCTTTTTGACGATCCTGACAGTCTTGCTAAAATTTCACCTGAGAAGCTGGCGATCACCGTTGGTATCCTCACCGACAAGGCGGCACAGCTTACCGGGATGGCAACAACTGTGGTGGAGCATCGTAAGGGTGCAAGTCTAGATGACGCGGCAAACCTTATCAATGAGGCAAGAACCCGCATTGCAAAGGGTAAAGTGATCGAGCTAGAAGTCGCATGATTTGGCGTCCGCACCAGATTCTTTCTCCTCCCACCGACGAGGAATTGATCGAGATGACACCTGAGGAGGTGTTGTCGATCCATCGCGTTTACCATGAAGCGATTGAAAATGCAGAAAAAGACCCGTATGCGTATGGGTTTCGACTGCCTCACTGGACCAAGGCTGAAGAGCAGCTTTATGAGGTCAATGAGATTCTAGCTTTGGGAGGAAACAGAAGCGGAAAAACTCAATGGGGTGCGTTCTCTGTTGTCCGTGCTGCGGTGGAGAATCCAAACTCTGAGATCTTCTGCTTTGCTCAAACGTCTGAGGTTTCAATTCGGCAGCAGCAAAGTGCAGTTTGGGCTTGGTTGCCAGAGTATCTTAAAACCAAGTTTACAAGCGCAAACGCTTACATCTCCTACAAGAAGAAGACCGGATTTACTGACTCCTCGTTGATCCTTCCCAATGGTTCACAGATTATTTTCAAGACGTATTCCCAGTATCAGAACAACCCAACCATTCTAGAAGGTGCGGAGCTTGGATCAAGGAATCCTGTGTGGCACAATATTGGTGTGTGGTTGGACGAATACCTGCTTGGACCTGAGCTGATCAACACGTTGAGGTTTCGCCTTGCCACTCGAAACTCCAAGATGCTGGTGACATTCACCCCGATTGATGGGTGGACAGAAGTGATCAAGGAGTATTTGGATGGTGCCACCACGATTGAGAGTCGTAAGGCAGAACTGCTCAACAATGAGCTTGTTCCGTATGTCCAGAAGTCAAAGAAGCTCAATGCCTCAGTGCATTATTTTCACTCTCAGGACAACGCTTTTGGTGGATATGACCGCATCAAGGAGACGCTAAAAGGTAGGACACGAGAAGAGATTCTCATCCGCGCCTATGGTGTGCCAATGAAGTCACACGCCACAAAGTTCCCCAAGTTCAACAAGGTTGTGAACGTGGTTTCACCGGACAAGATCCCAAAGAAGAACGTCACAAGGTATCATGTGATTGATCCGGCTGGATCGAAGAACTGGTTCATGTGCTGGATTGCAATGGATGAGACGGGAACTATGTGGGTTTACCGTGAATGGCCTGGAGTGGATGTGGGTGATTGGGCGGAATGGAGAGGTGGAAAGTGGATGCCTGGAGAAGGAGCAAAAGGTCAGGGATACGGGATCAGAGACTACGTTGAGCTTATCGAGCAGCTTGAGGAGGAAGAGGACATCTTTGAGCGGTTGATTGACCCACGGCTAGGAGCTGCGAAATACCAGGTCCAGGACGGTTCCTCTTCGATTATCGAGGATTTGAGCGATGCTGGACTGGTTTGCATCCCGGCGCCTGGGTTGGATATTGACGATGGATTGCAGGCTTTGATTGGGAAAATGGCATGGGATACGTCCAAACCTTATGATTCCGTGAATCGTCCGCATTTCTACATTAGCTCTGACTGTGAGAATATCATCCAAGGTTTGTCGGAATACACTGGTGACGGTGGATTAAAGGAAGCGTGGAAGGATGTGATCGACGTTTTGCGCTACGCAGCCATTGCCGGCATCGATCACGTTGACAATTCCGCCAGTTCGGTTACAACTCAGGGAGGTGGAGGCTATTAACATGATCGAAAAAACAGAACCAAAGAAGCGGGGGCGTCCCCCCAAAGTTGTTGTTGCCACTTCAGACGAGGTCCAGCCTCCAGTTTTGAAAGCGGTGATCCTGAGCCTTTGCAACAACCCGACATGGGTGAAAGGGAGGATTGATGGGTTTGGCGTCTATGTAAAAGTCCCTACCCATATGGCAAAACGATTGATTGGCAAGGAAGTCAAGGTTATCCTTGTCAGCTCAGAAATTGAAGATTACTACCAATATATTGTATGAATGACGTTCAAGAAATGGAAGACGAGTCCCTTATCTACTTGGATAAGGAGCCAGACATCGGTGCTTTAGCAAATGCTTATGACACTTGTTTGGTTGATCTTGATTACTACTTTGAGTCTTGTTTGCGTTCCTACAACGACCGCAGGAACATCTGGGATGGGAAGTCTGACGATCTGCGAAAGAATGGTGCTAATGCCTTTCCTTGGCAGGGAGCATCTGATCAAGAGGTGAACGTAGTTGGAGAGCGGATTGACATGTATGTGGCCCTGTTCGATCAGGCATTGGCTCGATCCCACATCAAAGCCTTCCCCACTTCGATGTCCGCAATGCCTAAGGCTGCGGTTGTTTCTGGCTTCCTGAAGTGGATGCGATCATCCTACATTCCTGATTTCAAGCGGCAGATGGAGCTTGGTGGGAACTACCTCATGGAGAAGGGAATCATGGTTTCCTACGTTGGCTGGAATCGTGAGAAGCGTTCTTACCTTCAGAAGGTCAGCCTTCAAGAAATCCAACAAGCCTCGCCAGATCTTGCCGAAATGATTCTTAGTGGAGAAGATGATGAAATGTTGTTAAACTTGGTCAAACAATCATTCCCTGATCTTTCTCCTAAAAGGGCCAAGAAGTCGATTAGGGATCTTCGTAAGACTGGCGTTTCGGAAATTCCACTTACTCGACAGACAGTCGATTGCCCAGTTGTCTATGCCTGCGCTCCTGATGGTGAGGTGATGTTCCCATCTTACATTTCAGACCCACAACGCGCTCCATACATGTTCTGGCGTACCTTCCTTACAGCTCAAGAGTTGGAGAAGAAGGTGACAAACCAAGAATGGGACAAAGACTGGGTGGACAACGCAATTGCGACGTTGCGTGGTAAAGACTCAATGTATCTCGATGGTGAAAAGGTCAAGACCCAGACGCGCCTGCCAATCACCGACGACAATGATCTTGTGATGGTTGTGTATGCGTATCAGCGTTTGATCGATGAAGAGGATGGTTCTGAAGGCATCTATTGCACAGTGTTCCATCCTCAGACAGAAGGCTTTGCCAAGCATGAGCTTCTCAATGGCTATGATGATTACCCATTCGTGGTTACTCGTCTCTCCAATGATCAGAAGCGCATGTATGAAGTGCAGACGTTTTCCGACATTCTCCGTGGTCCTCAGATGCAGATCAAGACAGAGCGTGATAGCCGGATTGACCGTGCGTCTCTTGCCACTCTGCCTCCAATCATGCATCCTGCTGGGCGACCACCATCCGATTGGGGTCCTGGGCGCAGAGTTCCATATCGGCGAATGGGTGAGATTGCATTTGGTCCAATTCCTCCGAATGACGGTGGATCTGTGGAGAGCGAACTCTCGATGCGTGGACAGGCTGACCGAGCAATTGGCTTGGATCTTACGAATCCTTTATCGTCAGCACGGCAGCAGTATTACATTGGCAAGTTCCTTGATCATGTTAAGGACGTCCTGACAATGGCTTGGAAGTTGTATCAGCGGATGGGACCGGATGAGGTGTTCTTCCAAGTGACAGGCAATCCAAACCCACAGGTGATGACGAAGGGTAGTCCAGATGAGAACTTCTCAATCATGGTTTCCTTTGATTCCTTATCCAGTGATCCAGAGACAGCAGAGACTCAGTTAAAGAGTATGGTGTCACTTACTCAGTTGGATCGTAATGGCATCCTAGATGTCAACAAACTACTTGAGTTTGCAGCATCATCGATCAATCCGATCTTTGCTGATTACGTCTTACAACCAGTTGAGGAAGCTCAACAGAAGGTCCAGAAAAACGTCACAGATGACCTTGCGAAGATATTTGCTGGCATCGAAGTTCCTGCTCAACCAAATGGCGCACAGATCGCTATGCAGCTTGTTCAGGCATACGCACAGCAGCCTGATGTGGCCCAACGCGCACAGGTTGACGATGCGTTTGCTGCTCGCTTGCAGAAGTATGCAGGACAGTATCAATTCCAGCTACAACAGGCTCAGAACGCTGAAATTGGACGTATTGGAACTAATCCCGCTCAGATGGGTGGCGTGACAACTCAAGGAATGAAGCAATGAAAAAGAAATCCACCGTAAACGCAGCAGGGAATTACACCAAGCCGACTATGAGGAAGGCTTTGTTCAGCAAGATTAAGTCTGGGACTAAAGGTGGTGACCCTGGTGAATGGAGCGCGAGGAAGGCCCAGCTTCTGGCTTCAGAGTACAAGAAAAATAAAGGAGGCTATCGATGAAAGACCCGCAGCAATCGCTAAAAGACTGGAGTGGGCAGAAGTGGCGCACCTCAGATGGGAAGCCCAGCAAAGGAAAAAAACGATATTTACCCGACGCTGCTTGGAATTCCTTGACTCCATCTGAGAAAGCATCCACAAATCGTGCGAAGGCTAAGGGGAACGCCCAAGGGAAACAATTTGTGGCCCAGCCTAAGAAGATCGCACGAAAAACATCTGCTTACCGATGAGAAACGCAAACCTTCCCAAGTGCCGAGTGTATGTCCGTTGTGACGCATTTGGAGGTAGCGAGACAGAGTATGAGCCAGCATGGTTGCTGAGTGTCCGCGCTATGCGGAATCGGCCATTCTGCTTCCAAGTCTGGGTGGACAAATACGCTGCCTGCTTTGACAAGATCCCACCGCATTGCATTTACTGGTATGAGCCAGATGGTGAGCAGATTGATCTGCCGCTTCACAAGGTGCAATTATGGGAATGCTTGTCAGGCAGCATTGAGATCTGGCAAAAAGCCCAGCTTGCTGATGTTCCAATGCTGGTGAACATGGGTAAAGGATGCACTCCCATGAGTGGTCATTACTGGTTCACGATTGACTTTCTGCCTGAGAATCAAGCTGCTGGGACGTTTGATATTGGTGACGTTGAGCTTCTTGAAGAACACAAAGAGGGGAATGTGGTGAAGTTGTCAAATGGTCAGATTGCAATTTATCCAAACAATCGTTTGAAATGGCTGCCAATCAGCCTAGTCAAAGAAGGTGCTGCTGAGTGTATTCCTAGCTGGGAAGTGGCTACAAACGAACAATGGGACGAATGGTGGCAAGACTCCGCAGAGTTTCTTGGAGACTCCAAATGGGCTTACTAATATGGAAAAACGATTCAAGAAGGTAGTTACGAATCCTGTCACAGGACGAAAGAAGACTGTGAAGTTTGGGCAAGCTGGCAAGGCTGCTGACGGTGGTGATCGTATTCGTCCTGGCACTGCCAAAGGTGACTCATACTGCGCCAGGTCCAACGCAATCAAAGGAGACTGGAGAAGTGATCCAAACTCCCCAAACAACCTGTCACGCCGTAAATGGAAGTGCAGTGGAAACAAATCAATGAAATAAATCTATGAAAAAAATGAAATCAGGAAGTTGTAACGACGATAAGATGGAAGATCGAAGCAAGGGCAAAGGCAAAGGCAAACGCTATGTTGAGATTGAGATCAACATGATGAAGATGCCTAAGAAACCAACTAAACGCAAATGACGCGACTACCCAAGCCAACGATCCAGCAGGCCATTGATGCTCTCTCCGACCGGGATGAGTTCAAGGCAATCATTCAGTTTATTATGGACGAGCGTGAGAGGTTCTTTGCTGACCTTCGCCAGTGTGCGAAAACCAATGAGGTCATGAAGATTGTAGGCAGCGTATCCACCCTGGATGAACTTCTTGCCTTACTGAAAAAAGAAGGTTGACGTTTTTCTGGGTTCTGCTCTTATTGCGTTGCCGTGTTGTTTTCGGCGTGTTTGTGTGTTCAGGGAGCCGTAGGGGAGTAAATTCCTCTACGGCTTTTTGATTTATTGTCAGATCAATTTTTGACAAGAATATCTAGGAGCGAATCAAATTGATTGTCCCTGCTTTCTGATTTGTTTTGGTTTTCACGTTGAACTTTGAAAAACAAGGAGAGGCGGGGATGCTTGCACCTTCTCAAGCATCTCAGCCTGATTTGACGCGCTCTTTCAACGGAAACGCCCAGGGTCAGTCCCATTTTTTTATGTGTAAGGTCAAAATTCTGGAGAACATGGATTTCCTTTTTGCTGAATCCCATCTCATGGAAGTCACCCCAGACTCCGGCAAGATTGATTTCACATTCAGATTCAATCTTATCTTCTTCTGTTTTTCTTTTTAAATCCACCTTCAACCTTCTTAATTCTTCTTTAGAGTCATTGAGTTGCAAACCGAGTGTTTTCATCACTTCTCGCCCATCAGAAATCCTATCTTGTTGAGCCTTAATGCTTATTTCAAGTTCATCGAGTTTGTTTTTGATTTCGCCAGCGTTCATTTGTGTTGTCATTTCGGGGTTAGTTTCTCTTTCTTCTCAATCATTTCAAGAATAATCAGCGTCATTCGCTCAAGTCTCTGGTGGTGATCTCCTGCAGCGGACACGGTTGTCCTGTCAAGGAATCAACCGTGATCGAAGAACGTCTCTGTATGGAGCCACTCCTTTGCTTTCTCACGACCGGGATTGAACCGGACCTTGTGTCGGGAGTAGGACTGTCTCGATAGAGGCTCCCTGCGAATTGCTTCGCGTGACACAAGGCTTGCCCAGCCTTTCGACTGCGACTGATTACCCGTGCGTTGACAACCTAAACGCACAGAACCTTGAAGATCTCCAGCTCGCCGGGATTCACGCCATTTCTCAGACTGCACGGCATCGTATGTTCCAAGCTCTCCCACTGGAAAAGGAAAACTCCGAGGCGGGAGGTTGCAATACCGCATCGGAGCTTTCAGTGGCTGGACAGAACCAGCGGGGGAAAACAAGATGACGTTGAGTGCAACCTCTCGTCAACGCCAATCTAAGCAGGATTTTTGGACGGTGCAAGAGAAATCTACAACAAAAAATGACCCGTAACGTGGGTCAATCGTATCTCTACTGGAGTCACCCAGCTTGCCAATCCCCCTGAGATAAACAGGGTAGGCGATCGACTAGCCGCCGACCGTTTCAACGTGTCCGACAACCTGCGTGGCAAGATGGCTGGATATTCATGTAGGATCTCCAACGAAACAAGCAATTTTTTCTAGAACTGAAAAGTCACTTGACGATCAAGATGCCTAGCTACTCAACAAGGCTATTGACAAATGTAATTAAATTGCATTAGCGTCCGGCGAATCGCACCGCCGAGCGTAAATGGCGTTTCCAATATGAGCAATCCAGAAGCTACCGCTGAGGCTATCGAATCAGTGTCCAACATGTCATTTGAAGAGCTTGTAGCTCAGAGAACGGCCAGACAAAATCCAGAAGCCGAATCCGAGGAACAACCTGAGGAGCAGGAATCTGAAGGCGAGGAGGAGGAAAACCCTTCCCAGCCAGAAGATACTGAAACTGAGGAAGATCCAGAAGAAGAGGAAGAGGAAAGCGAAATTGATCTACTGTCGTTGACGACGGAGCAGATTCAATCTTTAGCCAAAAAGGGTAAGAGCCGATTGCTTCAACGCATTGGCGAGCTGACAGCTCAAAAGAAAGCCCTGGAGGAGAAGATTCAGTCTCAACCTGGAATTAAGGAAGTCCCTCAAGAACAAAATCCATTCCGCGAAGTTCAGTCATTTGACGAGCTGAAGGGGAAATACAAGGAGCTTGAGAAAACCCTCGATGCAACAGACGAGCTATTGGAGGAATACGAGGATTACCGTTCGGAAGACGTAATCCTAGTTGGAGATCGGGAGTTCACCAAGCAGCAGATTCGTAAAGCCAACCGAAACGCTCGTGAGGCGTTGACCAAATACATTCCTGCACAACAGGCGCATCTCCAGCAGATCGCCCAGATGCAAGAGTTGAAAGGCCAATACATCGCAGCGGCAGAAGAAGAAGTTCCAGACATCAAGGATGAATCCACGACTGTCGGGAAACAATTCAGAAATCTGATGTCTGACCCGCTTATCGAAAAGCTACGCAAACAAGTTCCTGAAATTGGCTACCAGATTGAATACATCATGGCGCATGCGTCAAACTCCATCAACGGAGGGATGAGAACCAAGAAGCAACCGGCGGTGGGGACGAAACTGAAAATCAGTCCATCTCCTTCCCCATTTGGTGCTGGTGCTGCAAAGTCCTCAACATCCTCCAAGACAAAGGTTACCGACGCATACACCCGCTTTGAAAAGAGTGGGAGTCCTGAAGAATGGGTTGCTGCAAGAATCGCTAAATACAAGTGAATTTAACCAACTAAGACTATGCCTATTTCAAATACTTACCAACCATCCGCCCCCGCCGCCAAGTCGGGAACGGGTTCCGCAGTGTCCAACCGTGAGGATCTCTCCAATGAGCTTTCTATTCTGGCTCCAGAAGAGACTCCAATTCTCTCGCTTTGCAGCAAAGGTAAAGCCAGCGCCACCTTCTCTGAGTGGACCGTTGACTCCCTGTCTGCTCCAGCGACTACTGGTATCAGTGAAGGTTCCGACGTTACCTCGTTCTCCGACAAGTTCGCAGACCGCGCTCGCCTTGGAAACTACATCCAACTGATGCGCCGGGACTACATCGTGTCTAATCTTCAACAAGCTGTGACCAGCGTTGGTCCTGCTAATGTGGCCCAGGCGGAAGCCAAGTCCATGCGGGAGATCAAGCGTGACATCGAAGCCACCATTGCATCTGCCAACGAGATGACCGTTGAGAACGGTGCTGGCACTCCTTACGGAATGCGCGGCCTTGGCAAATGGCTTCAATCCACCGCACAAGCAACCAATCCGGTTCCTACTGCGTATTTGACTCCATCTGGCTCGATCATCACCTCTACCATCAGTGAGAGTTCGTTCAACACGTTGATTGGTTCGATCTTCGCCAAGAATGGTGAGATGAACAGCCTGACGCTTGTTGCTAACGTAGCACTTCGCCAGCTTATCAGCGGGTTTGCTCGTGCGAATCCAGCTACTGGAAGCACTACCTACCATGTCAACCAAGATGCTACGAGCAAGCAGATCACCTTGTCGGTGAACCTGTATGACTCCGATTTCGGCTTGGTGAAGATCCTGAATGGCAACCCAAGTTGTATGCCAACCGCATCGACCAACGTGGGCTACGTCATCAATCCTAAGTATCTGGGCTTCAATACCTTGATCCCAATGGGTGCTACTCGCCTTGAGAACCAAGGTGGTGGTGAGCGTGGTTTTGTTGACGTTGCAGGAACCCTGTGCGTTAAGCATCCACAAGCCCACGGCAAAATCGCTTACTCCTAATCCCAACCAAACAGAAATAGAAATATGTCCAAACTAACTAATAACGAGCGTTCCCCATACACGGATGTTATCCGACTTACGGCTACCGACCTGATTGCCATTGGCAACGGCGGCACCCGTCAAATCGCAAATATCCCTGCTGGTGGCGCTGTGTCGCTGTGCGCTGTGATTGAAACCGTTGCGGTTGTGGGATCTACGTCCCTAGTCGTCAATGTTGGAACCACGCTGGCAGATCCAGATGAATTCATCGATGCTCTTGACGTTGATGCAATGACCACTGGTCTTCCTACGTTCAACACTGGTGACCTGTTTGTCTTGGCCTCGGCTGCGACTACTACCTTTGCTGGTGGTATCCTGCCTAAAGCTGCAGCTTCTGCATCCACACCAGTCTACATCAAGGTGACTGATGCTGCTGTGGCAAGTATCACGGCTGGTGAAATCCTGATTGGTCTCGAGATCCTGGATCTTGCCCAATACCAAGCCTAAACCCAAAACTGGGGAGGGGGGTAAAATCTCCCTCCCCTTTTCTTTCCTTATGCTCGTTGATGAAGAGATCAATTCGGCCCTTGTTCGTGAGCTATGCTCTGGACGCAAGTTCATTGAGAGTCTAGAGAATCGCCGGGAGATTGAGGCGGCAGCGGAAGCGAGGAGAATGCGTGAAGTTAAGTCCGTAGCAGGCAAGCCTGTTGGTTCTATTCCTCAACGTGAGTATCTCCTGCTTGCAAATAAATACGGAAGTGAGTGCTGGGATGACCGCAACTTTGTCCGTGACTTTTTCAAATCACAATCACACCTTAAAGCTGGCAATATTTAATGCAGACCAGAACCTACGCAGAACTGCTTTCTTTGATCCAGGCTTTGAGTGGAGTGGTCTTTGCCACCTTGGAGCTTGGTCGTATCAATGCGTTGATCAATCGCAGGGCAAAACGAGCGCATCGAGCGACTAACTATTGGCCTCGATTCCTCAAGATTGGAGAAGAGCGTGTAGTCACAAACGATGTTGTGCCATATACTGAAGTGGGATTGAGTTCGATTGACACCTACCTGCGTATCCATGTGCAAGCCCCATATGTGACGACTTCCGTTCAGGAATACGACATCATGGTGACTGGAGATGGTGCCACATTGGTCGCTGGGAACACTGCTCCTACATCAGCGTTTGTCACCTACAAGTCGCAACTCAGTGATACTTACGGTGAAGGCTCAGGAGAGTCCACAGATGTTCCTGCTGAGTGGTTCCAATACATAGCGCATGGAACGTATGCCGATTACCTTCGCGCTGAAGGACAACAAGAGAAGTCAGCATTAGCGGATCAAGAGGCAGACCTACTGCTTCAAGAAGAAATGATTCGCATCGATGAGCAACACACCTTGCAGTTGGTTGCCAACAGGATCTTTACCAACGCCAACATGCAGATGCGCTACTAATGAACCATTCACTTTCAAGCATGCTTACTGGGATTACTGACACTGCGACTGTGCTTTTTATTACTGGCACTCCTGATGAAAGATATAATCTGACGACTATTCCTGACGACTTTCGTCAGTTTGATGCTGAGATTAGTGCTGTTCGGGTAGGTAATATTGTTACATCAATCGGTGGCAACGCATTTTATTATTGCGATGGTATGACTTCTGCAATCATTAGCAATAGGGTTACTAATATCGGAAGTCTCTCGTTTGGTTATACCGCGCTTACATCTATTACTATTCCAGAAAGTGTAACAAGTGTTTCCAATTATGTTTTCCAAGGAAGTTCCGATCTCAGCGTGATGAACTGTTTTGTTACAAGAACAATCATCAATCAAACAGATATTTTGGGTGGAACGGCATCCCCTTTCACTATTAACGCTCGAGCATCTGACGCAACTTGGACGGCTGGTCCTGATGTTATTGGTGGTCAAATAGTGACAGTCGTGAAGAATCTGTAGAGCAACACAATGAAACAGGTCCATTACACATCTGGATTACCTCGATCTTGCTCGACTCTGTTGCAGAACCTTCTGGCACAGAACTCTCTTGTCCACGCTACAGCCACCAGCGGTGTGCATGAGATCATGTATCTCTCCAAAGCATTCTTCAAGACTGACGAGTTCCGATCCATTCCCAATGCCCAAACGGGAGAGACTATTTTCCTTGATTTCATGCGAGCTGGAATCAGAAATGCTTTTGACTCCATCACTGATCGTCCTGTTGTAGTAGACAAGAGCCGTTCTTGGATTGGCAGCGCAACACTGCTTTTCCAATTGTTCCCTGATGCCAAGATCTTGGTTCCTGTTCGTGACATTCGCGGTGTGCTTTCGAGCATGGAGAAGAAGTTCCAAGCTCATCCTGGGTTCCAGACTGAGAACTCGCAGGTAGACACGGCAAGACTCCAGACGGTGGAGGGACGATGCCAATTCTGGATGGACACTGCCCCAGTTGGAATTGCAGTCCAGCGACTCCATGAGGTAGCTCGCCTCCACAAAGACAAGGTGCATTTCGTCCATGCAGAAAGCCTTACGAATAACCCACAAGCGACGATGAGCAAGGTGTGGGAGTATATGGGTATGGACCCGATCATCCATAACGTCTCCAACATCGAGCAATACACCCATGAACATGAGCTTGGGTGGCCGCATGGCGATCATTCTGTGCGGAGTGAAGTCACCCCACTCGTCCCAGATTGGGACAAAACCCTTGGCCGCAATCTCTCTGAAGGCATCCACCAGAAATTCAACTGGATTCAAAATCTATGAAACTTGCAAAACTAGGACCGCGCAAAGGCATTTGGCTCAAGGAAGCGATGGATCAATCATCAAACCACTTGCTATTGGAGACTATCGAGCTTACTGACGAGCAGGCAGCGAAAGTCGAGTCACTGCGTGCTGAAGATCGAATCCCGATCTGGTTTGAGAATCGAGTGACAACACGGCGAGATGAATCCATTGGACACAATTTCCAGTGGGATCAAAATGCTTCTAGTTTCATTAAAACTGCAATCGTCTGATCTTGTTCAAAAACCCCAGATAATTATGAAAACCACTGTATTAGGAATCCTTACAATCATTACCACCCTGGCTAACGTGACCATCCAGATCCTGTCTGGTGGAAGTCCAGACTTCACAGCCGCATTAGCAGCAGTAGTTGCTGGTGCAGGACTCATCCAAGCATCCGACGCAAAATGAAAACACTCACCATCCTTCTCACCGCCATCCTTTGTTCTTGCTCAACAACCGACGTATCGCAGACCCAGCGACTGCTTGATGCGGTTCAGATTGCGTTCCAGCACTACGAGGAGAAGCCAACCAAGTGACTAGGCACATTTACCACAGCATCGTTGGAACCCTCGCACCGATCTTGGGTGTTGTCACATCTCTTCAAGACCAGATTGAATACGGACTCAGAATCAGCGGCTTGACGGTTGGTTTGGCTGTTGGTCTTTTGAGCTTGTGGAAAATGATCAGCAAGCAATGAAGAATCTCTCAAAGGAAGTCATTCGCGTAGCCAAAGCAGAAGTTGGTGTGCGTGAGGTTGCAGATACAAACTGTGGTGATCGTGTTGACCAATACAAGGCAGCTACATGGCTAGATCCTAAGAAGGGGTGGCCTTGGTGCGCTGCCTTCGTCTGCTGGGTAGTCCGCGAGGCAATGGATGCGGCAGGCGTGAAAGAAACCAAGACGTTCAAGCGACCACAGACTGCCGGGGCATGGGACTTTGAGAACTGGTCCACTGCCCAAGACTCGACGACTTGGACGAGCCGACCTCACGCTGGCGACATCAGCCCCGGTGACATTGTTATGTTCACCTTCTCCCACATTGGTATCGCCGTTTCCTCTCCAGACAAGGATGGCAATGTTGCCACTGTGGAGGGTAATACGGACAAGGCAGGATCGAGAGAAGGCGGTGGAGTTTACCTCAAATCCCGTCATATCTCCAAGATCCGCTCTCGCATCCGCTTCACTGTTTGAGAAAACAACCCTACAAAATGCGACTATTATGTCCATTTTCGGCAATTTCGTGCAGAAAACGTAAATAATACACCAGTTTTTGTGTTTATCTTATCAAAATGAAACCACTGAAAAGCAAGTCTAAGATCATCGTCCTATTGTCCGACTTGCATATCGGTTCGGTTGTGGGGCTATGGCCATGCGATTTCGTGTCCAACGAAGGATTCCCTATTGGGCAGAATCCATTCCAGAAATGGTTGTGGGCTTGCTGGCAAGACTGCCATCAGTGGATTGCAAAGACCGTAGGAAATGAACCCTATGACCTGGTGATCAATGGAGACTTGGTTGAAGGCATCCACCACCGGACCACCCAAGTGATGAGTGCAGATATCGGAGATCAATCTGCCGCCGTGATTCAGATTCTGGAGCCAGTGACAAGCAAGGCGGCTGGCATCCACATCATCAAAGGAACGGAGTGTCATACTCGGAATGACGAGATCCGGCTGGGTAAGGCTTTAGGTGCATCGAAGAACCCGGAGAATGGACAAAATGCTTGGGACAACTTGGACATTGAGATCAATGGGACTCTCGTCAACTTCGCTCACCACATTTCAGCCACATCCCGCCCGTATCTTGAGGCAGGAGCGCATTCCATCGCCTTGGGGACTATCACTCATTCCCGTGCAAGGGTTGGTAAGCGTGTCCCATCAGTGATTTGCAGAGCGCACAGGCATCGACATGGCATCTGGACAGACGGCAATCAAGCATCGCTAATCACAGGTGCATGGCAGGGACTCACCAGACACGGCTACAAAGTTGTCCCAGATGCCATCACAGAACCATCCTGCATCATCCTTGACTCAAGGACAACCGACAAGGGAGATCTTCCACTATTCCATCAACGTAAATACATACCATAATGGCTAAGAGCATTCCGAAAGTTGACGGCATGGACTGGATTCTTGAGAATTTCAGCCAACCATTGATTCATCCAGACGAGTTTACAGCAAAGATGGTGGTTGATAGTTCAGGCGCATCTCTCACTTCAGTGAGAACCAAACTGAAAAAGATGGTCAAAAATGGTGATATTACCATCCGCCAAATCTCGATGGATGGCAATATCACCAACGTCTACAAGCGTGTGACAGTGACTGGCTAGCGTCCTGTCCCATACTTCATGATCAGCAGAGCGTCTGCTGTAGCATGCGTAACCTTCATTTCAGGGAAAAGCTCCTGAGCCTTTCTTTTGGTGACGTTCTTGTCGCCTTTGGTCATGCATCCCATCTCCTTCTGCCAGACTTGTGGCCTGACCCGCTCAAAAGGAATCCCAGCAGCAGTCAGCGCCATTTCCAGATGACCAAATCCATTCCCAAAAGTGAATGCCGACTTCACTCCCATCTGAGGTGACGAATGGACCTGTTCAAGGTAAGCGTAGCATTTCCCATTGCTGGTGATGTCACGAAGCAAATCCCACAAGTCTTGGCGTGTGGCAGGCATCTTCTCAACGCAGGGTTTCCCGTCCGTTATCCATGCGATGCCTCCATTGGTTCCTGGATCAATTCCAATTGTTGTCATTTGTCCTTAACGAATTGCCCTCCGACCATGTTTCCTGTGCGGCCTTTGATCTCGTTGTATGCGAATTGAAGGCATTCTTGAAAATCCAATCCGGCGAGTTCGGCGGCCAAGATAAGCGTGACCGTGCAATCGCCGATCCCATCCATAACCTCTGCTTTGTAATAGTCTCTACAGACCTTTCGCGCAAACATCACCGACGCATCGCGTGTCTCATTTAGCTCTTCTTGGGTTTTACTTAACTGCCCTAGGAGGGTACCTTTGGCGTTTGGTCCAGTGATCCCTTTTTCGACGCCCCATGCTTTAATGTTTTCAATTAGTTCGTTCATTTCGTTATTCGTTCCAGAGTTTGATTTTTAGTTTCTTGGCAAGACCAGCAACAGCGTCGATCTCATCCTCGTGGATGAAACGATGAAGTGTCTCGCTCTTGTAAGCCAGCCATTTTCCATCTTTGTTCTTCATCGTTTTGATGTTCCTGGCCTCCATCCATTTCAGGCGAGGAGACAATTCATCTGGCATTTCAGGGAACAGGTTCATAGCAGGTCGAGTTCAAGCCTTCCAACCTCGACGCCATATACAGTTTCGATAAGACAGTGTTCCAAGCCAACCATATCTCTAAGGACGTTGACTAGGTATTTTCGATCATTCTCAGACCTCTCAGAGTATGGCCTGGTGATGGACTTGTATCCCAGTCGAGCAGCCTCCTCGATGGAATAAGACGGTGGTAGTTTTTCCATATTTGAATTAGTATTCATAAATTAGTTTTTGCATCTCTATCTAGATGCTTAGTAGGGGTCTGGGGAAGGTCGTTTGGTTCGTTGTCTCTGATTTCAGTCATCATCCACTCAATGGCATGGCTCAGTTGCGGCCATTCCTCTGGGTTTATTTGGATGGTTTGTTCCTTCATCCCGAAACTACCGGATTGTTGCACCAACTCCAGAAACTCGCCATTGCCTTCATCAAGAATTGCGATCGTCGTGCATTGCTCGGAGAATATTGGCTCGTCTCGCGGCAGGATTGAGAGCTGAGTGATGCGTATTTTGTGGGATTCGTTCATTGTGTCTGGTGGTGTGTTCATTGTTTCGTCGTGGTTAGGGATTGGAGGGCTCTGGTTGCAATGCTTTCTGGATCTTCTTCAGCAAACCTCCCTTGGTAGGAAAGTATTTGCTCAAGTGCCACCGCCAGCCTGTCCCGCTGCTCAGTCATGGTCTTTATATCAATCTCCCCTTCGTATTTCATTCCGTTATCATCAGGGTGCCTATTTCCCTTTAGCCTCTCGATGACTATTTGGAGTTCAAGCTGGCAATTGTCCCGCTGGGCGGTTATTGTGGTTAGTTCGCGTCTCAATACGCAGTTTGCCCGCTCACACTCAGAATGGCAGCTATGGATTCCTGCCACGTCCAAACGGTCAATTTCTGCGAGGGCAATAGATAGTTGCTCACGTGCCTCATCCCGCTCGCGTTCAACATCACGGATGGGATGTTTCGCACAGGTAGCGACATGCTCGCGGTATGCCTGCCCCCGCAAGTCTTTGTTTAGCGGAGTTCCCGGCTCGTATCCGGCTGGAGCATGGACTATCTCGCCGCACCACATGCAAGCCAGTTGCTTAAACGCGAGTTTGAGCAGTGCGTTTATTTGCCACTCGTCCCGCTCGCGTTCTAATTTACGGCAAAAGTCTAGAGTGTAGCCTGATATATTATGGTCCTGATCGTGCTCGTCTGTTTCTGGTGTGTCGCTCATGGTTTTGCGGTTATTGTGTTTTCGGAATATATGACCCAATACTGAGATACCCACTCTCCCATGACGCCATCTCCGTTAGGGTCTAGGTCGTTCAAAACGGAGCGCCAGTATCCGCCTGCCAGATCGGACAGGAGGGTTTCGGCGTGGTTGAGGCGTTCCTCCAGCCTGTCCCGCTGCTCGGTCATGGCGCAAAGTTCTCGTTCAGCGATCATTGCTCGATCTCTCATGTCCGCTAGCATTGCGTATGTCGGTGCGTCGTTCATGGTTGCCATAGGTTGAGTGTTTTGAGAAAGGCCTCTGCACGTTGGGCTGCTGTTAAATGGATAAAGTTTTCATAATCTTCGTAAAGATTGCTACTATAACATCCGTAGGCATGTGGGTCATCTTTTATAAGCGTTTCCTCCGCCTCGTGCATTGCGTTGAGGTCGCCGGAGTAATTCGGCGGCCCTGATCTCTCCATACCCCCTCCGCTGGGGGTCCGCCACAGACGGAACTTAATCTCCTCCCCGTCATAGAGCATCACCCTGTCATCGTAGGTGTAGCCGAGGGCCAAGGCGATGGCTGTATTTTTTTCGAGCGGGTTCATGGTTTCTTCCTGAATGATTCCCAGTCAAAAACGAGCTTCACACCGTTCTCGTCGAACCTGTCAATGACAGCTGGTGATAACGTAGAGGCTAGCCTTTCCCAAGTGTAATTGGAGATAAGGATTGTCGGCATCCCGTCCATGTATCGGGCATCGATGATGGTAGTTAGCTTGTCATCCTCAAATTTAGTCTCTGATCGAACCTGGACTTCATCGATCACCAGCAAAGCGGCTTCACAGTATTCAGATATGACCTCCTTCTCAGACTTCTCAGAGTTTGACGAATAGGTGGACTTGATCGAAGTGAAGAGGTTCATCGCAGTCGTATAAACCATGGGACGCTTCTTGGTAGCCACTGTCCAGCCTACACCACCAATGCTGATGTTCGGGCGCTTCGACTTGTGCGCTCGTGCAACCTCCCATGCCATGCGGGTCTTGCCTGTGCCATACCCTCCGTAGAGGATTGTGATGCCTCCAGCATTGGTTGCATCGAGAGCTTTGGAGTAGTTGTCCAGCCAGCCTTCGCCACCGGCTGGTGGGGCATCATCGTATCGTTTTGGGAATCCTCGTAGCGTGTTCATTGTGGTGTGTTGAGTAGTTGGGAGATTGTGTAGTATCCACCCTTCTTCATAATGTGGGAGTAATCCACAGGCAGTGTCGGCTCGATCTTTTCTGAGTCTGGCGTTCTGAAGAGCAATTCAGCGGCTTGGCTGACGCTGCAATCCTTTCGCAACGCGAGGCGACGAATACGTTGATACGTCTCTTGCTCTAAACGAAGCACAATCGCAGCTTTCTGCTCCCAAGGCTTCTTCTTAGGTCTTCCGCTGATCATGCTGAAGCCTTTGTCGCTTGCCCTCATAGGATTTGGTATTGGGCGAAGGTTTTCCCATTGCTGGTGACCATCTTCGTCTGGATGTTCACTCCCAGGCGCCGTAGCTCCAAGATCCGCGCAGAGAGGCGCATGCATCCCCATTTGTCGAGGGCTTGGAGTGGAGTGAGCTTGTAGCCCCGCAGGAGCCATGATTCGATCTTCTTCGTTGTGCTTGGTTTCTTGTTCATTGGTTTCGTGTTCATTGGTTTGTGGTGTTTCCTATCTCCTTGCAAGAGCCATCATCAGAATCGAGGCATCCCCTGGTGGGCAATGGACGAATTGCGTAGAGCGTTCCATCGTCTGAGTATTCTTCAAGTTCCCACCCTTGTTCTTCTGCGTTGTCTGGGCCAAGGCAAGAACAGTCTCCATAGTGCATTGCATGGTGTTCACAGAATGGTTCTCCGCAGCACTCGCATTCTGGGAAGTCGTTCCAGAACCAGATGCGTATGCGCTCCATTGGCTTGCCATCGCGTTCGCAATTCCTTGGTAGGTCTTGCTCCGCAGCTTCCACCTGTCTGGACTCGGTGGCAGCTTGTTTTGAGATCCGTTGGCGCACTGGTTCTCCCATCGACCGTTCGCTGGCTTTTGGATGACGTTTGTCGGAGTTAGTTTTGGGAGGTTCTTGAGCCATAGGCAGGTGGTTTTGGATTCTGGGTGACCGTGTTGCCAAGGATGGACGATGCAGTCAGGTTTGCGGATTCTGGTTGAGATGCAACCAACTGGATTCTCCAGTGCAATGTGTTTCACGTTTGCACCAAGAAGCGATTGCACGAAATCCAGTGCATCCTCAGTGAGTTGAGGATCACGCTTTCCCCTGACTGTCCAGTGCATGCCGGAAGAGCATAGATAGGTGCATGGTGGAAAGGCGATGAGCAAGTCCCATTCTTGGGTCAAAAGATCCGCAACATCGCCAGTGTGATGTGGGCCGGGAACGTCAGTTGGAAGCAGGTCGCAAGAGATAGCATCGTGACCTAAGGCGCGAAAGGCATCCCTGACGGTCCCTGAGTATTCGCAAGCGACAAGAACCCTCAAAG